CTGAAATTACCAAGCGAATGTATAAGGTTTTTCAAGAGTCCAATTTTTATGACTGCTGTGCACAGATGTGGGGTGATCTGGGCGTGTTTGGCACGGCGTCAGTCCTTATCTATGAGGACTATCGAGATGTTATCCGCTGTTATAGCCTGGTAGCTGGCGAGTACTATCTTGCTAATTCAGACCGCTACGCGGTCGATTGCATCGCTAGAGAGTTTACTTTGACTACTAGGGCTATCGTGCAGTGGTTTGGAATTGAGAACTGCAGCGATCAAATCAGATCGGCAGCACAGAATGAAAACCAGCTCAATCAGGAATGGGAAGTCAATCATATTATTGAGCCAAATACTTCCCGAGCCGTGGGCGTGAAGGTTCCGAAGATCTTTCCTTATAGGGAAGTATACTGGGAGAATGTTACTGCGACGGCAAGCAAGCCACTGGCTCAGAGGGGCTTGCATGAGTGGCCTGCAATGGTTCCACGATGGGACTTGACTTCGAATGATCCATATGGGCGAAGCCCAGCGATGGATGCACTGCCTGACATTAAGCAGCTTCAACAGGAAACCAAGCGGAAAGCTCAGGCTATTGATAAGATGGTCACTCCACCGGTGGTGGCTGATGTCCAGCTGAAGAACCAGCCGACGAGCTTGCTTCCGGGAGGCGTGACGTATGTTGCTGGCGTCAACAATGTGGGTGTCAAGCCTATTTATACTGTAGCTCCACCAGTGGCAGAACTCAAAGACGACATTCGTGAGATCCAAGCTCGGATCAAGACTATATTTTACAATGATCTCTTCTTGATGATTTCTCAGCTCGATACAGTCAGAACCGCTACTGAGATTGATCGTCGGACTGCAGAGCAGCTTGTCATGCTCGGTCCTGTGCTTGAGCGCTCGAATAACGAGGCCCTGGCCCCAGCAATTGATCGAACTTTCGCTATCATGGCCCGAGTTGGACTGATCCCACCGCCGCCGCCTCAGGCTGAAGGTGCTTCAATAAAAGTTGAGTTTACCTCAATGCTCGCGGATGCACAAGCAGCGGTGGGCACAATTGCTATTGAGCGGACGCTTGGCCTTGCCGGCAGCCTGGTTGGTGTGCAACCAGAAATTATGGACAATATCGATACTGACGAGACAATTCAAGAATATGCGAGGAAACTCCGCCTCGATCCTAAGCTGATTAGAAGTGACAGGATGATTGCTCAAATGCGCCAGCAGCGAGCTAAGGCCCAGCAGGAAGCTCAAGCAGTTGAGGCCGCGCCACAGATTGCTCAAGCCGGCAAGACATTATCGGAAACGCAGACTGGAGGCGGTATGAATGCGCTCCAGCTAATGATGGGAGGAGCTGGTGGTTGATCAAGTTTTGACGATTGCGATTTGCTTGCCTATGAGAGACTTTCCATCGGCGCACTTTACTCTCTCGCTTGCGAGTGTGACTTATGTCACACGGACCAGACTGATAATGGTCAGAGCTTATTCGAGCCTCTCGGCGGCAAGAAGCCGAAATATGGTTCTTGAGAAGCTCGAGACTTTAGAAGCAGGCCTCGGCCGGCGAGCCGATTGGACAGTCTGGTTTGACGATGATATGATCTTCCCTGGCGACACAATCGCCAAACTTCTCTCCCATGGTAAAGAAATTGTCGGCGCGAGTTATCTTCGGCGGACTGAACCTCATGATCTGCTCGGCTTGCCTGAAGGCTCCTCTGTTCAGGGTTTCACCGGTATCAGCCCATTCAAGAGGCTCCCAGCGGGCTGTTTACTTGTCAAGCGAGATGTCTTCGACAAGGTTGGTCGGTGGACACTCACTGAGGAACTCGGCGAGGATGTGTTCTTCTGCGAGAGAGCTCGTGAAGCTGGCTATACTGTTTGGTGTGATCTTGACCTGACCAGGGAGGTAAAACATGTAGCAGAAAAAATCCTGGAAGCCGAAACGGAAATAAGCACACTTGTGCTTCCTCAGCCACGGGTAGAGTCTCTAATTGGGATAAGAGGAAATGGCCGTGGCTGAGTCTTTCGATGCGAGCGAACCTAAACAAGTTCAAGCTCGTAACCGCGACATTCGCTTTGCCGAGAGGCGCAAGGCTGAGATTATTGGTGCCATTATGGACTTACCTCAAGGCAGGGAATACTTTTATGAGTTACTTGAGTTCTGCAAGATTGGGCATTCACCCTTTGCGGCGAACGCTTTGATTATGGCTCATTCTTGTGGAGAGATGAATGTAGGACTGAAGATCCAAGGGGATCTTATGGGAGCTGTTCCTGAGAAGTATCTGTTAATGCTCAGAGAGGGCCGCGAGCGGCTGGAAGCCTTGAATAAGAAACAGCCTGAGAGTGTCAAAGACGGGGTCGAAGACAATGCCTAGCAAGAGCGAAGCACAGGCGCGCCTGATGGCTGCTGCCGCCCACAACGCAGGCTTCGCAAGAAAAGTTGGCGTGCCGCAGAGCGTCGCCAAAGAGTTCAACCGTGCCGATACTGGCAAGAAAATTCTTAGAGGAAAGAGGAAAAAGTCATGAGTGCAGGACCTGTTGCTGGAACCCCTCCTCCTGTTGAGGCCTCGCGTCCGCCTCCGGCTGGGCCGAATGATCCACCTGCAAGCCTCCCGCCTTCGAAGGACGCTCCGCCGGAAGGCGAGGCACCTGGCGATAAGGTATCTGGTCAAAAGGAGGCACCGCCTTCAGAGGCGTTGACTTCTATTATCGGTGAGGAGAAGGATGAAAAACCTCTGGCCGAGGGCGCGCCGAAGGACGGCTATGCTGATTTCAAGCTCCCCGAAGGGGTTGAGCTGGACAAGGAGATGCTGACTGAGGCTCAGACCTTTATGTCTAAAGATCTGAACCTGAGTCAAGAAAAGGCTCAGAAGCTAGTTGATTTTCATATCAAAGCGCTACAGGGGATGGCCGAGGCGCCATATCAACTGTGGGCTGACACGCAACGGACCTGGCAGAATGAGATTACCAAAGACCCAGAACTCGGTGGGTCTAATCTGTCTCAGGTCAAAACTTCAATCTCCAAGCTCTTGGACGAGTATGGAGATCCAAAGGTTCGGGAAGCACTGAGCTTCACAGGCGCCGGAAACAATCCTGCGATCATCAGAACCCTCTACAAAATTGCCAAAGTTCTGACAGAGGGTAGCTTCGTTCCTGGAGGAGCGACACAGGGTGACGAGCGCACAGCAGCTCAGGTCATGTACCCGACTATGAAATAAGGAAGTTGAAATGGCAACTTTGCCTCCTGCCAATCGCGTTGCACTTACCTTCGCGGATTGGGCGAAGCGCTTCGACGACAACATGAAGACAGCGACGATTATCGAGTTGCTGTCTCTCAGCAACGAGATCATGATGGACATGCTCGTTGTTGAAGGCAATCTGCCGACTGGTCACAAGACCACTATTCGGACTGGTCTGCCCACGCCAACCTGGCGCATGCTCAACTATGGTATTACCCAGAGCAAGTCGACTACTGCCCAGATCACTGACACCGCTGGAAACTTGGAAGCCCTGAGCAAGGTGGACAAGGACTTGGTTGCCCTGAACGGCGGCAGCGCTGATTTCCGCCTTTCTGAGTCCCAGCCTTTTGTCGAGGGCATGAGCCAGACAATGGCGACGACCATCTTCTATGGCAACACCGCTATCAATCCTGAGCGGTTCATGGGGCTGTCGCCACGCTACAACAGTACTTCCGGCGCCGCCAGCTCGGCGAATGTGCTCGATGCTGGTGGTACTGGTACTGACAATACATCGATCTGGCTGGTGGTGTGGAGTGAGCGGACGATCCACGGCTTCTTCCCCAAGGGGAAAAAAGCAGGCCTTGAGCATGAGGACTTGGGTATCTTCCCGACCCTCGACGAGAATGGCGCGACCTATCTCGCTTTTCTTGATCACTACAAGTGGGAACTGGGCCTGAGCGTCCGGGACTGGCGTTATGCAGTCCGTATCGCCAATATCGACGTTAGCGATCTGATTGCCAACCAGACTGCCGCTGCCAACCTTGTCAACTTGCTGATTAGAGCAGTTTACCGCATTCCGACTCTGCCTTCCAGTGTCGCCAATACGGCGACGCAGCAGGGCTCGTCAGGTGTCAGCGGTGGGTCGATCACTGGCCTTCAGGGCCGGGCTGCAATTTATTGCAACCGGACCGTTTCAACCTACCTGGACATTCAGGCCAACAGCAAAACCACTCTGGCTCTAAATAGCCAGACTGATGTCAATGGCGTCCCGATCCTCCGGTTCAGAGGAATACCGATTAGGATCTGCGATGCTATTATCAACAACGAAGCAAGGGTGATCTGAGCGGCCTCGCCCGGCCCGCATCTGAACCATACCAGTTTCATCTGAAAAGGACTTGATCAAATGATCCTCGACGGCTTCTTGATGTTCAGCAATGGGCAGGTGCTCACAGCATCCGCCGATAGCACGAACGTCCTGGACTTTCAGAACGCTCGTGATCTTGGAGTTGGTGAAAATAAAACTCTCAAGGTCTTCGTCGCAACAAGCTCGGCACTGCTCAGTGCCGGTGCAACTACACTCGATGTGGCCTATCAGGGTTCCACTGATGGTTCTACCTGGACCACGATGTGGAGTCAGACAGGCC